GTCTTTAGTTGTCAAAAGGGGGAGGCTGCTGGAAAGTTCCGGGGGCCTCCCCCATTTTTTGAATCATGTCCAATCCCAACTCCATCTCGACCTTCATCGCAAATGCCCTGGACGATCTGCCAGGCGATCTCCGCAACCAGGTGGTCAATGAGTTCAAGTCCGGCTACCGCAAAGAGTGGGTCAATGCTGGCATCCAGCAGCAGAAAATAGCCAAGCAGACCTCCATCAATGACTTCAAGTCTGTCGACGGCATCGGTAGACTCCGAATGCGTGTCGATCCCACCCTGTACCATTACTGGGGCCACAAGCTGGGCTACGGCTGCTGGAAGGATTCGCAGTTCCTGCGAGAGGTCGAGCGCGACAATCCCGAGGTGCGTGTGAAATCTGGAGGTACACGCTTGCAAGTTGGGTTTGAAGGAGCCAAAAGAAGCAGTCAAAAGTTCCCATTATGAACGTAGGATCTAATCGTCAGCTCGCCGGCGAATACGGTGGCCGGTACATCTCGAGTGCGTCTGGCACTGTGACCGGTAACTTCCAGGCCATCCACGCGCTTGAGATCACCATCCTCGGGGCGACCGTAAGCAACATCACCAACTTCCCTGCTGGCGTGACGCTACAGGCTGGCGATGAGATTGCTGGTGTGTGGACCTCGGTCACGATTTCAAGCGGCTCTGTGATAGCCTACAACCGCAAGTACGGCTGATAATGGCACGCCTTGGACTAGGACTAGGACTTGGAAGCAGCCAGCGCATTGGTGCTGGTGGCATTCCGCCTGATCCTCCCATCGAGCGCGTGGTCATCCTGTGCGAGAGCGGCGAGTACCTGGTGCAGGAAGACTCGGGGCAGCTCGTCATCACTTTCGGAACATTCGACTCTTTACTCACACAAGCCGGTGACTTCCTTGTACAGGAAGATGGCGGCAAACTAGTCCTAGCAATCCAATAATATGGCAGACCTTAAGATTTCACAGCTAACAGCAATCTCAGTCCTTACACCGGCCACCGATGTGTTGCCTGTGGTCGACTCTGGAGGTGTCACCAAGAAGATCACCACCAACCAGATCCTTGGCTCCGGCGGCACCGCCACCCTTGCCTCCGCCACCATCACCGGCGATCTGACGGTGGACACCTCGACGCTGAAGGTTGATTCGACGAACAATCGGGTAATCGTTGGACACACCAGCGGATCTGCTCCTTTTCAGGTTACCAATGCTGGTGCTGCTGGTCTTGAAATTCAGCCGACGGGAGTTAATAGCAATCCGGTTATTCTTTCGTACAATCGCAGCACGTCTGCTTACGGACAGCTTACACTTGATGGCTCAAGCGTTGTTCACAATATAAGCGGCTCCACCGCCATGACGCTGACTTCTAACGGACTTGGTGTTGGAATTGTACCCGGATCTGGAATTGCTCCGGTTCTTTTAGGGGTAGGCGTTGCAAAAACCGCTGGAACCAGCGCTGGATATCAGATTTATCAAGGATCAACTGAGGTTGTAAGGTTCGCAACAGACAACACTAATATTTACATTCAAGGTATAACCAACCTCCCAATGAGGTTCTATACCAACAATGTAAATAACATGACGCTGGATGCGTCGGGAAATTTGCTGGTGGGTCTTGTCACTGCCGGAACCACCGCTGCCAAGACTATCCAGATTGCTAACGGAACCGCTCCTACAGCTAACGTGACTGGCGGTCAACTCTACGTCGAGTCTGGTGCGTTGAAGTTCCGTGGATCTTCTGGCACCATAACCACTCTAGCCGTCGCCTAATCTATACGACCATGATTACCATCTCTTGGATCATCGAACGCCTTCTCGTCCGCAAAGTCGAAGGCTCCATCACCGATGTCGTTATCACCGCCGACTGGCGTTGCAACGGCACTCAGGATCAATACAGCGGCACTTGCTACGGCTCCTGCTCGTTTGCTCCGCCGTCTGGTAGCTTCACGCCATATCCTGACCTGACGCAGGCGCAAGTCTTGAACTGGTGCTACGCCAATGGAGTCGATCAAGCGGCTATCGAGGCGAACGTGACGCAGCAGATCGAGAATCAGATCAATCCGCCCGTGGTGACGCTGCCGTTGCCGTGGGTGGCGCAGCCTTTACCGCCTGTTGTGGTTGCGGAGCCTGTGGTTATCGCTGACGCTCCCTCCGCATGATCAAGATTGAACTTACTCAGGAGCAGACCAACAGCCTCCTCCAACTCATCGACATTGCCATCAAAGCCGGTGGCTATCAGAACGCTAAGGTAGGCGTTCCTCTGGCAGACTTAATCCTCGCAGCCGCTCAACCCAAGCCCGAGTAATGGAACCAACGAACAGCAGCACCAGCCCTGGACTATCCCTAGCAGCAGCGGCAGGTGCCACCGCTGTTTCGTTTATTCCACAGCTCACTGACTGGGTTCGCCTTATCACCGCGGTGGTTGGCTTAATTTGCGCCTGTTACGCCGCATATCGATTATTCCGCTCTAAATGAAAAACACAAAAACAACTCTCGCCGGTGTCGGTGCCATCCTCGTCGCTGTTGGTGGGGCCTTGAAGGCTATCTTCGATGGTGACCCGGGCACTAATGTCGACCTGACTACGACCATTGCAGCGGTCACCGCTGGCATTGGTTTGATCTGGGCTAAAGACGCCACCGAGGTGCCCCAAATTAAGAAACCCGAGTGAACTGGATTTACCAGATCCTCAAGGCTCTGTTGGACTGGCTCCGTGAAACACCACCTACCGATGTGCAACATGGTAACGCTCCCAAAGCCCTCAAGAACGATCTGGCTGACCGCATTGCTGATCTGCCTGGGCTGCCAGGTGACCAAGGTGGCCCTGGTGCCAAGCGGTGATCCGGTGATGCTGGCCGAGCCTACCAAGGCTAGCGTGTACTCTTTCGACAGTAACAAGAAGCTGGTGGGGCCATCCCGAGTGGTTCTTCCGGCTGGTTGGTATGTACTACCAAAGCAATGAGAACTGTCACTTACGACTATGTCCTGCAGCGTGCCTGTGAGCTCACTGGTCGCGTTTTCTCAGCCCTAACGACCGAGGAGTCCAATCTCTTCCGTACGTTCATCTCCATGTCACTGAGGAGCGCCTGGGAGTGTTTTAACTGGCCCGAGCAGACCGTGTATCAGCAGGAGTATTTTGCGCCCAACTACAGTGCGGCGCAGGTCTACTCAGCCGGCATGGTGGTCTACTACCCAACCGAGCAGAAGTACTACCAGTACGTTGGGGCCATCAACTCCAACAACCCTCCGACTCTCAACGGACCTGGAGGTACACTGAACTCCCAATACTGGGGGCTGGCACAGCCGAGCTACGACAGCACGGCGACCTGGGACACAACGACCGTCTACAACATCGGCGACATCGTGCTGTACCCTGAGGACCAGGAATACTACCAGCTCTATGCGACTGCTGCCGCCGGAACTGTTCCCACCAACGCTGTCTACTGGGGCCGCCTGAACAAGTTCTTGAGGTACGTCAACCAGCAGCTCAACCCAAGCGGGACTACCCGGGCTGTCGAGATTGGCGAGACATTCAGTGTGTGGCCTGCTGACCCCCGGATAACCTGGAGGCAGCATGAGCCAGCCTACACGCTTACCGATTACGGTATCCTGATTGGTGAGCAGCTTCCGTACGTCTGGATCGAGTTCCGCAAATCCCCTCCGCTGCTGTCGACTGCCGTCGATGCCAGCGCTTATGCGTTTCCTTATCGCTTCTGCGAGGTGTGTTCATTGAAGGCAGCCGGCCAGATGCTCCGGGTAGATGGCAAGGTTGACCTCGGGAACACCTTCCTTGAGCTCGGTGAGGTCGAGCTGACCAAGGAGATCGACAAGGTCGCTTTGCAAGAGAAATACGTGCGCCAGATAATTGTCCCCGGTAGATGATATGCCAGACCTCCAAGAGATCATGTCGGTCGACGATGGCTTCAAGGGAGTCATCTCGCGCCTAGATCCCAATCAGGTGCCTGCACAGTACGTTAGCCAGGCCATCAACCGGGTATTCCAGGATCAGCTTATCAAGAATCGGTGGGGCATTGTTCAGCCTAAGTGGGGCGGTAAGTGGACTACTGCAACCAGAACGGTCACGGTCACTTCAAGCTCTGCAACCGCGGTGGGAATCAGTGGAACCGTAATCCCTGCCGGATCCATTGTTTGCTCCGATCAAAGCATAAACTCATTGGTGTTCCCTAATGGAACCAGATGCATTCTGGACGAAAACACCAACGTCTCAATGTCGACGGCGGCAATCTCGTTTGCTGGACCTCCAGTAAACAAGAACGTCCAATTCTACAGCTCCACAGATGCCTTCACCGACATTCTCGGTGTGCTGCCTTTCCGAGATCCTGACACCGGCTATCAGGCGCTGATCGTTGCCACCAACGAGGCCCGTACATCCGATGGCGGCCAAGGCAGGATGTACTTGGTACGACCCAACCAGTCGCACTTGGAGATCCCGATGAACGGGCACGACATCTACAGCCCGGTGCGTTTGATGCAGGCCACCAATGCGGTGGTTATGCTGCGACCCGGCAATGCCCGGTACTATTTTACTGGCGCTGACGTCAATGTGGCCAACAGCACGGTGACTCTCAATGTCCCGCCAGACATGGAGTCCGGTGATCGGATTGGAGTGGTGCAGGTTGGTGTTGCGCCAAACTTGTGGAAGGTGGCATCGACCACAGCCGGGCAAGGTTTCGCAATGTTCGTAAACGTGAAGGGAGGAGGGGTCTGCACCTTGCACCTTTCTCAAGGATCGGCTCAAACCGGATCATCTCCGGTTGCTCTTTCATCAGGCCTCACTAGTTCAAACCGATACTACTTTGAGCTGTCGAACAACACCACCGGGTACGACGTAACACAAGGAGTCAGCGACTTCTACAACGATGGCTTACCGTTGATAATGGAGGCCTCCTACAATGCTGGCGTGCCTGTATCGGCGCTTGATAACGGTTTCAACCGGATTGCATCGGTGAGCGCTATCGTAGCGTCATCAAATACTGACGACACGATCACGGTCCCGAACCATCCGTTCGTTGCTGGTGATCAGGTGACCATCAGTAATGTATCTGCAGGTGTTGCGAACGGAATCTACTACGTCTTCCCAACCGATAAGAACTCGCTGAAGCTGTTTAGCGGATCTTCCGAGGAGCTTGATTCTCTTAACACGGCGGCTTTCCCAAACATAACAGCCACTATAGGACGCACTACGGCGACCGCTACGCTGACAATCAATGGATCTGGAACGATCACCGCGGTAAACATAACAAATGCAGGGGCGGGCTATCTCAGCGCCACGGCTACGGTCCATGCAAACGGTGGCGGTGGATCAGCAGCCAACATTACGCTGACCGTTGCAAACGGAAAGGTGACTGGGTATACCATTGTTAATGGTGGCACTGGATATTCTCCATCACTAGCAACAATCACGATCACCGTTCCGACTACAGACGGTCTGACGGCGCTTACCATCGTCAATCAAGGTGCAGGCTATATTACCGCACCGACACTTACGCTTACTGCTGGCGCTGGAACAAATGCAAGCGCCACAGCAGCGATTGAAGACGGCAAGGTCACGTCTGTTACCATTGTAAATCCTGGGGCTAACTACACAGCAATAACGGTCGCAGCTTCCAATCCTTCGACGCTGAAAGAAATTACGTCAAACACCGTTACTGGCACGATCAAGAAGTCCTCTGCCTCCGGTGCTAATGTACCTGCTGGCCGTGAGGGCTTGTACTTTCAAAACCGTCTGCTGCTTCTCTATGGTCCTGACTACCTTGCAGTATCTGACGTGCTGGATCCGCTGCACTACAGCCCGATCCTGAATGAGTTCAAACTCAACACCGGTGCCAATGACGCTGTAGTGGCCCTGTACCCATTCAACACGACCACACTGATAGTCTTCAAGGAACGGTCTATCTTGGCTGTAGAGAACCTTTACGGCGACCTGTCGACTACCCGGCTCACCGAGGTTACCCGGGAGTTCGGATGCATCAGCCAGGCGTCTATTGCGTCCACCGGGTCAGACATCGTCTTCCTGTCGCAGCGCGGTGTAATCAGTCTCAAGCAGACCGAGTTTGGCATCAGCCAGTCGGTAGTGCTGCCGTTGTCAGATCCGATTCAGGATGTCATTGAGGAGATCGACCAAGCTAACTGGAGAAAGTCATGTGGGGCCTACTACAACAACCGGTACATCCTGAGCGTCCCGGTGGAAGGTGGCGACGGGACAAACCAACGCACCTTTGTCTACAACTTTTTGAATCAGGCGTGGGAAGGATACTGGGAAGGCTCTCTGCTTGTTCCACGGTATTACACAAGACTGATCGTCGCTGGCACAGACACGCTCTGCTGGGCGGATGAGAGCGGGTTCATACATAACTTCGATTACCAGGCGCTGCAGGATCGCAATCGGGTTGGAACCATCCAACAGATTGCCACCACGGTTTACTTCCGAGGCCATACCGGTGACAAAAATCCATATTCCGCAAGTCTTGCAACCAACAACGGAGTCGATCACAAACAGTGGACCAATGTGCAGTTTGAGTTAACCTCTTGGAATCCTACTTATTCCATCACGGCCAACTTTGACGGCGTGAATGAGTCCTACCCGATTGCCACTAACGAGACCAAGAGCCGCACGGCCTACTACATTTATGGCAGCGGAACCTACGTCACCAACAACTCCGGGAACAACTTCCTCGACCCATATCGCGAGGATTACTCTACATTGCCGGGTATTCGATGTAACACTGCCGGATTCCAAGCGGGGCTTACGCAATCGTTCACGCAGAAGGCTCGCCTGCGCCGCCACTCCATTACCATGCAGCCTGTGGTTACCACTACCACCGGTGCGCTAAACATTCACAGCCTGAAATCAATCGCCATTCCTTTCCGACTCTACGGCAAAACCGACGTCTAACCTATGCCACTCTTTGTCACCGTCACGCCAGGAACCACCGTCACCAGCTCCACCACGCTGGATGCGTC